GTCGTGATTCTAGGAACTGTGCTGAATCGTTGTCAACGGTTGTCTTCGTGAACTTGGCTCCACCGAACAACACACCTGGACGATGTGATCGGCGCAGACCTCGATGACCTTCCTCAAATGAGGACACCAAATCTTTTGCTTGCTCACGGGTCAGGTTGCCTGGGAACTCGATGATGCCTGACGCACTTGAGCCTTGACCGAAGAATCGTGCAGCGAACTCCTCCAAGGCTTTCGCCAAACCGAGGTTCTCTTTGATCAAATCTATTTTGGAACGACCACGCAACTCACCTGGCAAACGCAGTTCCGTGATATGAATCATGTCTTCCGACTGGATCACATCACGTTGGTCGTAAATGTAGATCGGTCTGCGTGTCACTTGGTCACGACTGCATTCAACCTTCTCAGGGTTCAACACCACTAGAGCTGCAACACCTTGGTCATCACGAACGATTCGTGTGAACGAGTTGCCATTCAACAACAACGACACCAGCACCTGTTGGAAGTGTTCGGTGCGAGTCACACCAGTTTCAGGAATGTCCAACCAGAGTGGTCGAGGACGAAACGCTTTGCGTTCTGCACCTACACGAATGTAAGTATCGACAGGCAAAGTTGAAATTGAATCGGAGATGAGACGCACACATGCGTACACTGCTTCAATCTTTAGTGAATCTATTTGGGTGACTGTCGTACCAGAGTTCGTTGAGGTAGCAAATCCTTCACCTGAAGCAAACAATGATTGAAATGAGATTGCACGATTCTCGGTGCCTTGGTTCAGAAGTCGTGACAACATTTACTTTTTGACCTTCCTCTGACCGCGCTCATATGCGAATGCGAACAATAGAACTGTGAAGCCGACAAAGATCAGCCCGATGGGTACCGACACCAAGAATACTCCAAAACCGATGAGTGAAACAGCGAACAGTTCTAGCAGGAAGATTGTCATCTCCCTAGACTACAAAGAAACCTGCTACTGGTGCGACTTCCTGTTTGGATGTTGCACGATCTGATGCGATAGCAAGAGCGATAGCAGCGTCAATCTTGCGCTTTGACTTACCTTTAGACAGTCGCCAACCTGACTCGGTTGATCGTTGCGCAGCTGACAACACTTGATCAGCGAACATCGGATCACCATCATGTGCGATCACCTGATTCACAATCAACTCATACAAGTTGCCACATGCAGGAATCATTCGTGCAGCTGACTGAGGGAACTCAACCATCACATGATTCTCCGACAACACTTCAGCCGAACGCTGGAAGAACGCAGGGTCATAGGCGTTTTCCACCACGTTGAACTCACGGTTGATGTCACGAATGTGTTGCTCAACAGCAGACACATCCATCGCGTTCGCATCAGGATGCCAAATCTTTGCACGAACAACCACACGACCATCTTGCGGTTGAGCAATGACCACAGCAATCGAGTCATGCTTCAACGCCATATCCACACCAACGAAGGTTGGCAGATCAGGTTTGAGTTGCATATCTGACCGGCACAACTCCCAAGCCCCAGGAGGCAACCACGACTCACCATCCGTTCTGACCCACTGGTTCAAACGGTAACGCCTCATCGCAACCTCAGCCGTCTGGTTCATGCTGACTTCCATGTCCTCGATGTCGAGCAATCCTTCAGCGAGGTTCGGGTTCGCAGCAGCCCAACCATCACGATCCGAAATCAAACAACCTTCAGGTGCTTCCCACCAGAAGAACCCGAACCGTTCATCGTCCTGATCGCCTGAGATGACACGTTTGCCGTAGTTGTAAAGACGACCACACAACGAGTCAGGGTCATACCCTGCTGTAGTGATACCGATGATCTGAGGGTCTTTACGTGCGCCCATACTCAAACTCAAGGCATTCCAGAGTTCCTCGTTTGGCTGTACGTGAACCTCATCAAATATGACGCACGAAGCATTTAGGCCTTGTTGAAGTTTTGCGTCAGCTGACAACACTCGATAGATCGCCCCAGTAGACGGAACCTCGACCACATCTCGGTACACCTTGCAAATACCAGACAATGCCGGTGACTGGCTGATCTGCCACTTCGCTTCATTGAACACAATTCGTGCCTGCATCCTGTCACCAGCAGCTGAATACACCTCAGCCCCAGGCTCACCCTCGATCAAGCCATAGAGTGCGACAACAGACCCCAGCAAACTTTTCCCGTTCTTCCGAGCCAAACCCACAATGCTGCGACGGTACCGAAGCAGCCCATCAGCACGACGCTCATACAAAGAATCCAGCAAACCCTTCTGCCAACCCGTCAACCTCAACCCCTCACCAGCCAACACACCCTTGCTGACATGTAAGAACGTCTCAGCAAAGTCGGTAACTAGATCGCCATCAGAAGTCGGATACAACCTCGGAGTTGACCATGTTGGCAAACCTATTTGCTTTACGGTCACGGAATTGTTCAAGTTCATTTTGAATCTTCACCTCCACGAAGCCCAACCGAGCGCGATCAACAGGAGTGAAACCCAGCAGGGACAAACAATCTAGCACCTGAGAATCCAACGCACGAAGCGCAGTGCGATCACGCCAATCACCCTCACGCAAAACCTTCACACGCAGAGCAGCCCGTTCATCAATCTGCTCAGACACAATCTGCAACAACTCGACATCCATCTGAGGACTGATCCAAGTGAACCCAACATTCCAAACACGCTCCCAAAACTGGCGACCTGCCGTACCTAACGGACGATGAGGCTCAGGAGCAGTTGCAGACGTGGGGATAGGAATAACAACATCGGGCAACGGACGATGACCAGGATTACCGGCACGACGCTTCTGCTCCACAGGCTTAGGTGGACGACCAACAGGTTTAGACATTGAGGAAGTCGTGAACCTTTCCAGATGATTCCAACACTGGCAACACACCAGTTTGCTTCTGGTATCGAGCACAGATCACATCAACATACTGTGGGTCAAGTTCCATCAGATAAGCAAAACGCTTTGTTTCTTCAGCTGCAATCATCGTGCTTCCTGAGCCACCAAACAAGTCAACGACAACACAATTCTTTGGAGCATAGTCATCAATTATCTGAATCAGCATTGCAACTGGTTTCTCAGTTGGGTGCGCTCTTTTATGTCCAGCATTTTCGTGCGATGTGTAGTTAGTCCACTGGAAGCGAAGTATCTTGCGTTGATGTCTTGTGCGTGACCAGCACAGTTCAAAGGCTGAACCGATTACCGAATCTAAATGTTCATCAACTCTCTTATCCCACACAAGCCATGAACCTGTTAGTTCCGAATCAGCGATTGTTCTCCTGTAATAATCTGCTCCCCACCAATACTGTTCATCCACTGCGTCAAAGTAGTTGTAGATCATTGAAGCATCAAAGGGCTTATCATCGTTCAAAACTTTCTTATACTTCTTGCCTTTGTTCGTTTCGCTTTGTGAGTAATCCGTATTCAGGTCTATGCCATACGGTGGATCAGTCAGAACACATCCAGCCTTCTTGCCATTCATGAGCAGATCAAGATTGGCAACAACAAGACTGTCGCCACACATGACTCGATGATCCCCAAGCAACCACACGTCACCCAACTTTGATACGGCAGGAACATCCTCTGGCACCTCGTCAACATCGGTTGGCAACTCAATCTGCTCAACACGATCCAACAATTCCTTCACAGCCTTATCATCCCAACCTGATGACTCCAGCAGACCAGGGTTCAACGAACCGACATCGTTGATCAGATCAGCCAACGCCTCTTCGTCATAGTCACCCAACTCAGCTGTGCGATTGTCGGCCAACGCAAACGCCTTTGACGTGACCTCATCATCATCAACCCACACCACAGCAATCTCATCCCAGCCCAACGCCTGCGCAGCTTGCAATGTGTGGTTGCCTGCGATGACAACACTGTCTGACCGGCGCACCACAATCGGCTTGCGTTGTCCGAACGCTTCAAGGCTGCGCTTCACAGCGTCGATGTCGCCACGTCTCGGGTTGCCTGGGAGCAACTGGAGTTCGGTGATTGGATGGGCAAGATTCTGCAGGTCATTTTGGATCATGACTAACACCCTAGTTTCGCGAGTGCACGTGTCGCGC